GAGCCACCGCCGCCGCCGCCGCCGCCGGATAATGCGGAACCGCCATTTTTACCGGCGCCAGAAGGGCCAGCAGCACCACCGCCGCCGCCAGAACCACCGGAGCTTGATTCTCCACCGTTTCCGCCGTTGGCGTTGCCATTGGCCCCAGTCCCCCCAGAGCCTCCAGCACCACCCGTGGTTGACGTTGCCGTTGTTCCTCTTACTGCCACAACAGTGGTTGAATTGAAAGTTGTATTATTTCCAGACCCTCCAGAGCCGATTTGAACGGCTATGGATGCGGAAGGGGTCAGGGTGACATTGTTCTGACGCCGATATTCACCACCACCGCCGCCGCCACCGTTGGCTGCTGCACGTCCATTTCCGCCTTCTCCCAAACATTCAATTGAATTATTGGCGTTATTCCAATCCGCCGGAACCGTCCAAGTGGTGGTTCCGGTAGTTAATATGATGGTCGGCATTATCCCAGCCGCTCCTGAACCAAGGCCAAAAGCGTTTCGGGACTTTGGCAAGCTTCATAGACCGCTGGATCTAAATGTACCTGAACGCAGTTGGGCGGGTTAAAGGAAGGGTCATCGTAGTTTGTGGCGTCGATGACCAACTGCTCAATGCGACTTTCCACCGTGTTATACACGGCCATGACATAACTAGCCATTAGACGTTATCCACATATTCGGCAACTACGTAAATCGAAGCTACCGAAGTCCCACAAGTTAGCGTCCAGTTGTTGTTTGCAGAACTTTGCTTTTTTGGGGTTGGATATGGAATTACAATCCCGCCATTGCCCGCAATTGCCCACTGGCCTCTCGTTGTCCCTGCCGTAGCATCCTTTAGCGTTACAACTAAAGCAGTGGCACTGCTGTTGGTAATTGATAAATTGGTTAATTCCCTTATGACGCCAGCGCCTCCAGCGGTCACAATGGTGGTTTCTGTTGTCGAGCTGGTAATAACCGTTACCTGACTTCCTACCAAGTCCCGGCACTGGTTCAGCACCACCACAGAGCGGCCCACGTCATCTCGAAAGCAATCCACCCGATCCCCATCGGCTACCGCTGTGGGGTTGGTGGTTCTGGCCTTGCCCCCTACTTTAACCGGATTGCCTGAATCGGCGGAGCCATGGGCGATGTTGCCCACCACTTGAGCGTTTAAGCTGCTGGCTGTGGCTTGTGCTGCGTTGACGTTAAAAGCGGTGTTATCGCTAGCAATGGTGACCCGTTGACACCCCGCCGAGGCTGTTCCGTTGCCGGTGGCCGTGGTGGTCGCTGCCACTTGTGCCAGGTTGACGCTAAAGTTCCCAGTGCCTGCGTTGGCCGTGACCGTGCCGTCTACGGTGATGGAGTTGCCCCCATCCTGAATGTTGACCGCACTGGCCCCAGAGGCGTTGTTTATAGTCACGTCCCCAATATCGACCCCGGAGTTGGCCGCCAATGTCCATGAACCCGATTGCGTTGCGGCCACGGTTCCGTCAACCGTCAATGAACCGCCGTTGTCCGTAACGGGCTGCGCTGTTGTTCCCGTTGGGTCTACTCGTACTGGATCGGCTGAGGTTCCAAGCTCAACCGAGCCTCCCGAGGATGTTTTGCGAAGACTTACCCCAAGTGTGTACTGGGTTCCTGCGCCGCTGTCGGTGTCATAGACTCGGCCCAATTGCAGGTTGGTGCCATCGCTGAAGCCTGCTGCCGTACCTGTAGAAGGCACAGCGCTGCCATAACTGGAGGATGTTCCACCTGATCCACCCCCTGCGGCGACGTTGACTTGCAGATACCCGGAGGCATCCAGCGGCAAGGCTTTTAAAACATTCGAGCTGTCTTTGCCCATGGCCACGGTGCCAACGGGTGACGCTTGCGTATCCCCTTGGGTGTACTGGGTTCCACCCCCGCCACCGGTGACCATTAAAGCGCCGCTTGAATCAGTGGAGAGCGGAATGTAATCGCCAGTGGTGCCAGCTAGTGCAGTGCCTGCATCATTCCGAACGGCCAAGGCCATGACGCCAACAGCGCCGGATGTATGAGCGGCATCTTCTGCCTTGCCCAAGTTAGTCGCCCCGGTGCCGGGTACCACACTGTTGAGGCTCCAACTTCCAGACTGGGCCGCTTGCACAGCAAAGGTTCCGGCATTGTCTACAGTGATTGAGGCGCCGTTGTCCGAGATATTCACGGCCCATGTGCCGGATTGAGTCACTGCCCCGATGACATTTGAGCCAGTCGGAATCGAGGCAGCGAGGACAAAAGCCTCCTGCCCGGAAGTATTAAAGCTTGCCATATTAGGTTTCCTCTAACCCCGTAATCACGTAATCCACCGCTGTAGCGTTACTGCTGGATGCCTCGATGAGATCCCCCGTCTCTAGCACCGTGGAAAAGTCAAAAATGGCCCACTCGTTTTGAGCCAGCACATAGCGGGCTATCTGCCGGGATGTAGAGCCCGGCTTTACATACAACGCTATGGTTTGTGGTGATGCGTTGGTGTTGTAAAAGGTGATTTGCTTGATATAGGCGCTCGTGCTGGATGGCACTGTGTACAGTGTGCCTTTGGACGAAGCAAGTTGGCCCTCAGCGAGGACTTTTGGTGAAAATGTTCCTGCCATTGTTTAAAACCCCATATAACCCAATTGCTTTGGATACCCACTGGCCCCACTGGCCCCACTGGCTGCGATGGTGATGCTTCCCGCTCCGTTGGTGATGCTGATGCCGCTACCGGCCGTCAGGTTGGCCAGCGTGTAGTTTGTGCCGTTCCCGATGAGCAAGCGCCCGTTGGCCGGTGTTGTGGTTAAGCCTGTTCCCCCGTTGGCGACTGCCAATGTCCCCGAAAGGGTAATGGTTCCGCTGGTGGTGACAGGTGAACCGGATACGCTAAGGCCGGTGGTGCCTCCCGAGAGGGCTACGCTGGTGACGGTTCCTCCGCCGACGGCAATACCTCCCGCCGTGGTGCCATCCCCCACAAAAAGCGCTTTGGTATCGGTGGTAAAGATTGGCTCCCCGGCCAAGGGTGTAATCCCGGAGAGCTGTGTGGCAGTTCCCCGGCGAAATTGTAGGTTCCCCATTTAGGTGATGCTCCCAAAATCCACATCGATGGCGCTGGATGGCGTGGTGATGGTTCCGAAGTCCATAGAAACATCAGTGTTCACGCTGCTGCTTACGATCCTTTGCCAGCGGTTATCCCCGAAGTCCTGAATCCAGAGTTTTTCTTGTGTATCCAGACTCATTAGTCTTTTTCAACCGCCAAAGAGATACGCAAGCCGGTAGTGCTGGTATAACTCGGCGTTCCCGGTGTGCTGAGCTGGGCATAAATGCGGCCTTTTTTAGTGGTGTCTGTCTCGGTCAGATAATAGCCAAGCCCTAAATTTCCTTTGGTAGCTACTTTTAAACCACCCAAATCTTTATAGTCAGCCGCTGCAAAGTTCACAATGCCAATAAGCCAATCCTCTTCCCCTGCGGTGATGTCAAAGGCTGCATTGTCGGTCGTGCTTGTGAAATCCTTGCGGAATAAAACCAGGTTGAGTTCAGCCCCAACATCATCCACATCAATAATCGAAATGGTTTCAATGCAGCCATCTTCAGGGCAGCCACTAAAGGTCAGTTTTCCACCAACAGCATTCCCAGCGCCATAGGCTCCAGCGGTAATGGTAGGGGTTTGAAAAATCTGGTACATCTTAAGTCTCCGTCGCTTTCTGTAAAATCTTTAACAAAATGTCCCCAAGCTTTGAAAGATGCTCAGGAGTCACGCCCAGTTGCTTGAGAACGGCCAGTGTTGCGTAAATCTGAAAGGTGGCAAGGCTCACACTGAAACGCTTACTGTGCAGGCCGTGGACAACCTTCCGAACGATAGACAAAGCCAGGTGCATTTCGGCCTTACCTTCTGGGGTGGAGCCTGTCACCATGTCCAAATCCAGCTTCATATCATTGGTGCCATCGACCAGGGCGTTGTGTTGCTTGGCAATGTGGATAACGCACTCTTTGATGTCCACTGGCAGTTTGTCGAGTTCAACTTTGGCATGACTGTACGGCACTGCTAGCCCTCCCGAAACAAAGCAAGCAGGGCCTCTTTTTGCGCCTCCAATTCAGGCGGAACGGGGGCCAGCTCGATCACCCGCTTGGCAATGTCCAAACGCCCTTGATCCAGCTCCAGCTTGATAGCAGCTCGTAAAGGGGAGAATTGCGCTTGCAAGTCCACAGGCTGCTGGGAAAACACGGCGTCCAACTGGTCAGCGAGTGCTAATGGGCGGAATGAAATCAAGCCGTAGGGGATTCCTTCTACCCATTCCCCGTCCTCACGGGGCGCTGGCTGCTCAGGATAATTTGCCAGATCGCTGTAAGAGCCATCAGGCCGCAAGAGGTAAAAATTAGGCATTTAAGAAACTCCTGTGACGGTGTAACCGATTAGGTTGATATCGAAATTGGAAGGCGAACTGCTCGTCTTATAATCAATCTGCTGGCTGCTATTGGTTTCCCAGTCGTCGGTGTTGTCCCCATGCTGGCCACCGGTTGCAATGGCGATTGCATTGCCCTCGTGACTTTCCCCGGTTTTACGAATGGCGGCAGTGGCTCCCCCGCTAGAGGTAATTTCGGTTTTTAGTTTTACTAACGTGGAAATCGGCGGCACCGTTCCAGATAAATTGATGGTTGTCCAGCTGGAGGCTGTGCCATTGTTCAGCGCGTTGCAAGGGCCAAGTGTGCCGTCCACGTTGCTTGATTGGCGCACGTTGTACCAGATATAGGGGCGGTAAGGCCATCCATAACTCACGCAGAACGGGAGTATATTGCCGCTTCCTTCATTGCGAACGGCAAATGGCAGCTGCCGCTTTTGCGTGTAATTAGTGGGCAAGGTAATAGAGCCAGATGCCGATTCATTGACCGTGCTGGCGATAACTGAGGTAATGCCCGTATCCGGGCGACGGATTAGATAGTAGTAATACCAGGTAGAGTTGGCCTCTGAACCGGCATCTAATCCCGGTGTGCCCACTGTCCAAACACTGGCCAAAGTCACAACCACGCTTCCAGCCAGTTCAATATCAGCGGCATTGGCGCTGTCTCTACCTCGCAACCCAGCAGGAAAGGTCACTGTAGCCTCAGAAGTGTAAGTAGGCGCAGGGCCGTTAAGGTAGCCTTTTGGGAAGCCCACAGCGTCCGTGGTAGCCACGGTTTTTACCGAGCCGTTGAGTTTCACTTTAAATAGGTTATTATCCACCCCAACTTGACCGTCCACCGCAGGCAAGCCTGCCAGTGTGGCCATGCCGTCTTTCAGTAGCACGCCATCAACCGTCACACCAGCGGCGGCGGTTTTCTCGTCAATGGTGTCTGTTTTTAGGCCCGCATTGAATGTTTTTTGGTTCGTAAAAGTACTACTTTCAACCGCTGAAATGCGAGTGTCTTGACTGTTGGACTCGTTCACCAACTGGTCAAATTCAGCGTCCAGATCATCCGCATTAATCAGGTTTCCGTTAGAAATCTCGTCGGCCTTCAGCCGGGATATTTGCGCCATTGCTTACCTCGCTATCCTGTTAAAATCGCCAATTTCCAAATGCCCATAAACCCCCAAGAAGTCAGGGCCGACCGTGTTGGTTGTGCCAGAGGTTTCAAACTGCCACATCAGGCCATTGCCCAACACTTGGAATTGTTCATGCACCAGCTCGCCTTCCCCCAGTGAATAATAAGAGCCGTTATAAACCGCCGTTCCGTAAGTGCTGCCCGCTTCAAACTCTTCACTTTTGCTGTAACTCTGGCTGGTGTTATTGCCGCCCAGCTTCCAGGTGGATTTCAGGGTGACCGCTTGACTACCCCGGAATGAAAAAATGGCAAAGGCGTTAAAAATACGCTTGGTTCGGGTCTGATCCCTGAAGTTAAAATAAGGGTAACGGTAAACCCAGTTATAGCCAGTCCCCCGATATGTGGACACGGTAAACCATTGATCCACATAGCCATCGGTGCCGCCGGTGTAAAAATAGCGGTCATAATGCAGACCACACCGAGCGGTCATGTTCTTGCGAACCGTCCAGATGTTCTCCCCTTGCTCAGCGTTCCGGTAGTTATAAACCAAAATGGTATCCACCTCAGTGCTGGAGCCAGTCGGGAAAGCAAACCAAACTTCAAAGCGATCCGGTAAATGCACCGCCCAAGCCTTCTCAGTGGCCGATAGGTTTAAACGGGCCAAAGTACTGGCCACCCGATCCGACCCCAAAACCCTGGTTTTCAAGTTGCCGTTTTGGGTAGCCGTGGACAGGCTGTAAATGTTATGGTCATTGCCAAAAATCAGATCATTGCCCACTTGCACCACAAAGCGGTTGTTCAAACAGCCGTAACCATCAGAAACCAGTTGCACCGAAAAGAGCGTAGGAATACTGCCATAAACGATGTAAGTACTTTTATCTTTAAAACAAACCAGCACTTCTTCATTCTGTTCCGGGATATATAAAGCTTTTAAAGCGGTTAGACTTTGCCCATCCCCCGGCGAAATCTCTAAAACAGCCCCGTCAGTGGCGTTCGTGCTGGTCGTTGTAATGCTGTCAGGGGCTAAAGTGTCACTGATGGAAATATGAGAGGGGTATGGCCCGCTGGTGGTGTCCTGAAAGTTGCCATACACCAGGCGGTTATTAAACTTCTCCACAATTTTTGGTTTGTCGTAAGTATCCCCGCCCACTACTTTGGGCAGGCTGGAAATACTGGAAGCGCTGCCGGTGCCTGTCCAAACCTGTGGGGTAACGCTGCCATCCACCATGTAAACGCTACCCTTGAACGTCTGGAAGTCTACCGGAGTTCCCACGGTGAAACCGGAGGCAATGGAGCCATTGTCTGTTCCGCCGGAAAAGCTTACATCGTGAACGGTGCCATTGGCGTTTACCAGCATGGTTTCGCTGCCGCTTTCATCTTTGAAAGCAGCCAAAGCGTCAATATCAGCGCCCGTTTCAATCTCATCGCTGAAAATAGCGTACCCTTGCAGATAGGCGCTAAACGTCCCATCCTTGGTGTAGTGCATATTCTGAATCAGTTCTGCACTGGTAGGGGTGAGCCGAAAAACCCCATCCTTTTCATTCTGGCCGCTAATGTTGGTCAGAAATTCAAAGCGCCGCTTCTGGCCCATTAGTAGTACACCTCAGACTGGAAATAAGACGGACTCATTAGCTCAGCCTCAGCCACAATTGAAATCATTTCATCCTGCACCCGCCCCACACTGGTTTCCACATTCCCGAAGCCCTTGCGCTGCTCGTACAGGAACACCGAATGCAGCTCTACAAAGCGCAGCCATTCATCCGGAATCAGGAAGGTATCCGTGGTACCAGAAAGCCGAGTAAAGGGGCTTTTAAAGTCGTAGGTGATGGTATAGGCATCATCTGGCACTGGATAAATCCCAAATGTGGTGCCATCCAAATAGATAAGCTCCGGCTGGCCCTGATTGGTTTTATAGTTGGGATCACGCTTCTGCACATATTCCTTGGTGGCCCAGGACAAAGCCCGGTTTTCATTGCTGGTATCGGCAAAAGACCATTCCATTAAATAGAAGGGCCGGGCATCCGAATCCAGCGCATAAGTGCGAGTCCCGGCCACAGTGGTTAAACTGCCCCCGGTTAAGTCCTGCAACATGGGCAGGTCATCCGGCAGTTGTTTCAGCAGGTAAAGATATGAATCATTGACGTCCTGAACATTGTCCAGGGATTCATTCGCCTCTACAAAACTGGTAACAGACCCCAGCCCAATGACCCGGCGAACCCGGTTGACCACATCTAATAAAGTGTCGCTCATAATCCCTCAAAAGGTAGGCAGGCCCGAAGGCCCGCCTGTTTGTCTACGCTATGCAGCCGGTAACGGAGAACGATCCAACAACAAGTTAATGTCGTAGGTTCCGCCAGGGGTAGCAGTACCGCCAACACTCACCCGAACCCGAAGAAACGGAGGAAAAGCGTTAATCCCTTCCTGGTTAGTGTCCTCGAACTCAATGGCATAGTTGGCCTCAGTGCCATTAGTTAAGTTGATGGAAAGCGCTGTAGTGGTAATGGCGTTACCTGCACTATCCAAAACGCTAAACCAGTTAGTGCCATCGTTAGAGCCTTGTAACAAAGCGGTCAGCGTGGGGGAAGTTCCGGTTTTATTCTTACCAATAATCCCGAAAGAAACCCGACGCACATTGCCTTCATTACGAATTGCCGGGCCGTTCACGGTGGCCGTAGTATCCAAGGCCGTGGCTACGATATAGTTGGGAATATTTTGTAAATAGCCCCGAACCGTGCCGAGGTAGTCATAAGCTAAAGTCATTCTAGTTGCTCCTGTTTTTTCTTGTCATACTCGGTAAAGCGGTCTTCAAGCTCTTTCAGCATCTTTTTCAGGAGGGCTTCATAGTGTTCATCCGCTTCAAACGTGCCCGCTTTTTCATCTTTGGCACGTTTACCGGCCACAATCTGTTTGACTTGCTCGGTCATTTTGGTGCGGACTTTCTTGTTTCCCAGGGCATCTTTGTTTTTGCCCAGGTATTCAATGTCATAGCGACCCGCCATGATAAATTCCAGCACTCGGCGACCGTCCACAAACTCCCAAATTGAGTTGTCCTTCTCAAAGTCACGGACGACAAAAAGCTCTCTGGCTCGTTTGATTTCCCGTTCTTTTTCCGAAGGGGCCAGTTTGTGTTCGTTACCATCCACATCAGTGCCGCCGATCAAGCTGGCAAATTTTTGATGCAGTTTTTTTCTTTGTCCTTTCGTCAAGGGCATAAGTTGAAACCTCCTAAATATTAGGGGAGGATTTCAGCCCTCCCCATTACTGCTATGATGCTTTCTTGAGCATTGCCCCAGCGGCGGGATGGAAGCTGTTAGAACCATAAAGAGCCAAGCCCTTGATGGACTTACCAAACCGCTTTTCCAACTGGAACATTTCAATGTCACCAGGGTTGATCCGAACCACGATGTCGAAGAACAGATCCTTGTGGTACATGAACAGGTTTTTCACGCCGCTGGTGGCCGTGATGTTGTTGTTCTGAACCACTTCTGCGCCGTTGAAGTTGCCAACCTTGCCGGTACGCAGCATCTCATCAGAGAGGGCTGTGTCACGGTTCAGAATCTGCGCTTTACGCATCAGAGTGACGGTGGAAGGGTCAAGCACATAGACCCGTTGATCCATGGGGATGTTATCCTCATCCAGTAACAGGCCCAGCTCGATCAGATACTCTTCTACATTGTCCTTAGTCAGCGTGATGGGTGCGCCCGTGGTGCCGATGACGTGCCCGGCAGCCACTTCGGTGGCCATGGTGCTTAAGATATGGCTTTCGATGTCGTTATTGAGCTGGTAAACCCCTTGATCGGCGTATTTTTTTACGATTTTTTCTGCGCCGGCGGCCTTGGTCAACTCGGTGCGCTCCAGGTGAATCAGGAACGAACGCTGTTGATCCAGGGTCAAGGTGTCATCAGTGGAAACCACATCAGTCACGCTCATATCCGAACCATCAACATAAGCAGCGGTAGACACTGCGCCGTTTTTGGGACGGGTGATGATGTTGCCGCCGTCGGAGAAATCGGACTCCAGGGAGCGATTCACGATGCGGAGCATCTTGTTTTCTTTGTCCAGCCGGTTGATAAACTCAAGCGACCAGATTTTTTTATAGTGAATTGAAACGGTGTTCGGCATTGATTAAATCCTCATAATTGATCACGAATTGAGGCGTACATCAGGCGTTCCCGAACATCAGGAGCGAGCTTGTTCCACTCCTTGGGGTTCTTGGATACTCTGGCCAATAGAGCCTCGTCATTGTTTGCGTCGATAGATTTTGGTTTGACCTTCTTGCTGACCGTTTTGGCATCCGGTGCCGAAGGCTGTTTGATAACTTCCTGATCCTTGGACTTAACGAGTTTTAAGTCCCGGATCGCCATAACTGCGAGCTGATACAGGCCCTCTTTGCTTGCCGCTTTCTTGGCAATGCTCGGATCGGTCTGTGCTTTCTCGGTTAAATGCTTGGTGATGGTGCCGTCTTTGTATCTCTGGATAACCTCTGGCAGCTTCAATTGCTTGGCCAGGTCGTCAATCACTTCCCGTTCCAGCTTGGCTTGACTGTGTTGCTGGATGTTGCTGTTGTAGGCGTTCCAGCGCTGCTGATATTCCAGCGCCGCATTCACCGCCTCTTCCCGCTCCCGAATGGCCGTTACTTTGAGTCGTTCCTTGCCGTCATCATCGAGCTGGGCCAGGAAGTCATCAAACTGGGCATCGTTCATCTCATAGATGCTTTTGCCGTTATCGTTGCGGATATCCTGGCGGCCATTTAAAAAGCCGGATTCCAGATAGGCTCTTTCAACCTGCAAGGCTTCCTCTTGCTGATCCAGATGCGCCCAGGCATTATCCTCTTCTACCTTGCCATACTTGGTTTCCAGCTCGGCCAGTTTGGCTTCAAGGTCTGGATCGTCTGGGGTTTCTGGCTCTAATTCTTCTTCGGCCTCTTCTTCGGTGGACTCCTCCGGGGGAGTCTCTGGCTCTTCTTCGGTTTCAGGTTCCGGGCTTTCTTCCGGCTCATCATCGGTTTCTGGCTCGTCCTCCGGGATATCCCCCGAGTCGGCTAGCATGTCCCGAATGGCATCTTCCAAGGTAAATTCTTGTTCTTTGTCGCTCATGGCACTTTCCCCTATTCATCCGCCAAGCCTTCATCAGGCTTTAGCTCTGCTTCTGATAGCTGCATCATGCGTTCGTACAGCCACGCTGCTCCATCACGCATACACGCTTTCCGGTAAATTTCTTCCTTCATTGCCTCGCCCTTGAGCGCTTGATCTGGCAACTCCAAAACTTCCAGTTCCGAGCGGAACCAGTCGTGAAACTCTGCTTCTCCGGTGAGGTTAAGCAGTAGGCTCTGGAGGGATTGCAGATCGTGCGTCGTTAGGGGTTGGCGGTACTGCCGGTAATGCACCCGCTACCTCCGAATCTTGCCCCGCATCGACAGGCCCCATCATTTCCGGGACTGCCCCTTGTATTACTTTTAAATGGCGGTCTACATCCCGTTCTCCGCCCTTGGTCATGAACTCTTTCACATATTGGATTAGGTCAAACTCGGCCACTTCCGCTTTGAGTTTTACCGCCCCGGCCTGCACCAATTGCGGCAATAACTCCACCAAGAAGGCCCGCTTATTGGCCAACTCTCGGCTCCTGCTGATGGTGGCTTGAGTGGAGGTGATTAACCACTTGTATTTAGCCAGCCGCAGCATGTCCCGGTTTACTTCCTTGCCGTTGATCATTACCGGCTTTTCCATGAATTGCCGGAAATTTTCATAGTTGATGTGCATAAACGGCTGGATAAAGCAGTTGTTAAAGGTGGTCATGATAGACAATGACCGGGAATTACTCCCTTGTACCCGCTGGTCAATCTCAAAGGCACTAACTCGACCCTGTTCCGGTGCGCCGCCTTCGGTGAATGGGGAATTGCCAATGACCCGCATTAGCTTGTCCTCAGCCGCCGTAATCATCCGAAACAGCACTTCTGAGTTGGCAATATTCACATTCAATTGCTGGTAAGCGGTGGGGTCAGATACCGGCAAAGTAATGCCTGGACGAACCCGGATATTTTTATGCTGCCTAACGGCTGGATCGGTAATCCGCTTGGTAAAAACCGGATTGCTCCCCCAGGTGGAAGCCCGCAGGATGTTGTCTGTCCCTTTGTCGATGGATTCAGCCAAGGGGATGGCATGAACCACCGCACTTTGCCCATAAATCTGGCCGGGAATGTCAATATATGGCCCCACAATGTAAGGCCGCAGCCCGTGATCGTAGGGATTCGGCCCAAACCAGACCACTTCTTTGGTGTTTAGGATGATGGCTGCATGATTTTCGTAGACTTCCCCGTCCAAAACAAAGTCGTCATAGCAGACCATGAGAAGGCTGTTTTTCTTGCCTTCCTCCTCAAATTCGGGATCAATCACCTGGCTGATTGGGCTTAACCCCATAGCCTCCCGTTTGTGATTGTCATCGGAAGTTTGTACCACTTCGGTATAGGGCTTGGCTTCCGCATCGGGAAATTCTTTTTCCACCTGATAAACAGGCTGATACCAGCGGCGAATGAACCAGCTTTCCTCATAGCACCGGGCAGAAGGGTCAACCCGCCAGTCGTTGAAATCCAGGGGAATGGCTTCAGTGCCTTCCCACTCGATGTCTGAACCCTTTACCTTTTGAGTGCCGCCCAGACTAAAACCCACTTCCCCCAAGGGAGTTGGCACTTTGACCTGAAACTTTGGCTCATAATCCACCCGTCGAGGATTCCGCTTTTGCTTCCAGCGAGTGAATAAACAAGCGGTTCCATCTAACATCAGGTTCAAGCGAAGCTTACGAAACTGTTCGGAGGTGTTGGCCATGCCGAAGTTTTCAGCAATAAATTGTTCAACCAGTTCCTGATTTTTTTCGGCAAAGTCGTTTTCAGGATTCCCCCGGCAAAAACGATCATCCGAAGGGAAGGTGGTATTGTGCTGCATGGCCAGGATGGATTCCACAGCAATGGGGATATGTGGAAAGCGCAACCCTTTGCGCTGGGCTTGTTCAGCGGTATAGGCATCTTTGGTGCCACCCGACAAAGCAATATCGTTTGCTTGGGGGGTATTGTGCAAGAAGTAGTCCCAAGCCTTCCGGGATTGCTCAATCAATGGCAGGATTTCATCAGTGGAGTAAGTCCAGCGGTCATTGATCAAGGTGACCAAGGCGTCTTTTTGGGTCTGCTCTAAATCCGCAGCAATATTGTCCTTCTCGGTGAAGGCTTGAGTTTCAATCATTGGTATCCCCTAATAACCCAGGTAGGCGTTATAAATACTGGAATCAATATCCGGCTCAAAAATGCCGCTATCTTCGGCCTGCATGGTGGCCCCTTCCTCGATGTAGCCGTAGAAAAGGCAATCAACCACGTCCTCAAAAGGGTGCTTCTGGTTGATCTGGTCAGTGAAATTGCCCGCCGCATCCTTTTTGTAGGAATATGCGGACTCCATTGCTTTTAGGAGAATCGGGCAACCGTATTTTTCACCGTTGGCCGGTACAAAAATTTGAAAGGCTTCCTTGCCCCCTGGCGCATACTGCAAGTCTTTTTGCACCATCTGAATGCACTTTTGAGGGCGGCCCCGCTTGGCCATCTTGTCAATGGACTGATACGCCGGATAGATGCCAAATTCTTGATTCAAAACATGAATATGTGAGGCGCTCACCCCGGTGGCCTCTGCAACCTTGCCTTGTGGGTCGCACACGTCCAGGAACTCAAACCCGGCAAAGTATTCCTCAGAATCCACCATGGCCTGTTGCGCCATTTCCACGGTATCGGATGCCGGTTCCCCATCATCCACCCTCCCCAGAATCCGCTCATGCCAGACCCGCTTGCGCTTGAGTTGGTCAAATTGCATGTAAAGGACGGCATTGGTATGCCCAAAGTCCCACACCCGAATGACCGGAAGGCCCCGGATCGGCTCAAACCGGTGGGTTACATGCTTATAGCGCTTGAAGTTTGAAAACACCTTGCCGGATACCGACATGGCAAAGTTAAGATCCAGCTCCCTAGCTATCTCGTCCTCTGTCATCCGGTCACATTGTTTTTCGTACCAGACCCGATCCTTATCGGGGTGAACCGTCCAATGGACTTTGTAAACCTTCACGCCGCCCCCAGCTTGGATTGATAAAGCTCATCAGCGCCCGGGCATTCAATAATTACGTTTGAAGGGTCAAGGGCTAATTTGCCGTATTTGTTGGTTTCCCCGTAAGGGGTGGACAAGGCAATGCGGCAGTTTGCGGTTTGTCCCGCAGAGGCCCAAGCCGCTTCGTCAGTCTCCCAGAAAGCCAACTCATCGTATAAAACTGCCGTGGCACGAGCGCCCCGACCAAAGGAACTATTGGCCGACTCCCCGCTGATCAAGTTGCCATTGCTCAGGTTGGTAATGGCCAGATGCTTGGAGTTGTAGTCTTTTTTGGAAATCATCCAAGGGGGGAGCTTTTCCAGGATGTAACGGATCTTCCCAAACAGGGTTTTGGCCGGGTCAACCTGGGCGTTGTCCACTTCTTCCTGTTTCCGTGAACCGATATGGAAGTTGGCACCCGGTACAAACATCCAATGATGGGCAAACAAGGCCATCACCAGCCACGAGGCCCCCATGTCACGGGATTTTAGAATCAGGAAATCTTCCCCGTTCTGGATGCACTGCTGCCACTCCCGGATCAGGAACTCCTGATAGGGGTACAGAAGAAAAGGCACATCCGCCCGTTCTTTCTTGGCCAGCCGCCGAGGGTCATACGTCCAAACAAAGTTGTTTATAAAATAAACTGCATCTTTTCTGCACAGTTCTTTATAAATCAATTGCTTATTGGGGTGTTTCTTGGCATCCGCCAGCACTTGCAAGCGGTCTAAAACGGGATTATTCGTCGATGCTTCCAAAGCCCATTACCTCGCCAGAGCGTTTCAGATAATCCATATTGATTTCTGAATCCTCCTCTAGTTGCTTAACCAGCGCCCTCGACAGGCGCTTGGTGGATAAGTTAATACCTGGGATTCTGGCCAATTGGCCCACGCCCATGATGCTGTCTACCAATCTGGCCCCAGCCACCCCAAATTCCCCCTCTTTCAAGTCCATCGGCACTTGAGCGGCAGAGGTGGCGGCGCTGTTGATATCCTGATTGACCAGCGAATAACCCAGCCCCAGTACAGGCATGGCCAGCGGTTGGGTTTTATCAACCAAATCCATACCCAGATACTTGGCCATGTTCAAAGCGGGAAATTCTTTGTCAAACTCTTTTAAGGCTTCATAAGAATCCGGATCCGCCTTTTGCCACAGGAAGGCCACCGGCGCAGGAATGGCCGAAGCGCCCCCGGTTTGCAGGGCGGTCATGGCACTAAAAGCGGCAAAGGCCCCCGCAGCGTTGGCCGCTTGTTGCAGGTTGCCGGTGCGGATGCCATTGGCCGCAGCGCCTAACATTCCGCTGTACATTTTGGCCGCTGAAATAGAGTAGCGCATCAAGGTGACTGAATTGCGCCCGCTGTTTGTCCAGTAGACTTGCGCCGAATTACCCAAACGAGGCACAAAGGCCACCTTCTCCACGGCATATTCGGGAGCCTGGCCCAGCACTTCGCCCAAGGAAGCCGAGAGATTCCGCAGCAGATTTTCAGATTGTTGCAAGTAATTCCAGGGCTTTGGGGTGCCGCGATTCAATCCATAGATGCCACGGGCTTGCCATTCAGGAAGCATCTGGAATGGATTGCCGCCTGATTTACTCATGAGGTTACCCATGGCCTTGAACACGGCCAAAGGACTGGCCCCGCTCATGCCCGCATGGGCCATCGCTTTGGGCAAAAACTCAAAGCCGTTTTGAACGGTGATAATGGGACTCCAAGACACCAAGTTTCCCACTACGTTTCTCACTGGAGTCATCAAGGGGTCAAAGTCAGCACCCGGAGGGTAAAACTCCCCGCCTACCTCGTGATGATCGAAATACTTGGCCGCATAATCCCGCATTTGAGGGGGCAAACCGGCCTCGACCTGTTTCCGTAGCGCTTTAATCTGAGGACGGAACGCATCTTTCCAGCTTTCAGGGCTGCGGGTGGGGTCTGCTAGATGCTGGCGATACAGGGCATTGATTTTCTCAACCACAGGTTCCCCCAGCAAAGCGGAGGGGTCACGAAAATAAGCGCCCAATTGCCGGGCATCAATGCCGGTGTACTGACTAAACAAGCCTTGAGCTTCTTCCGCTGGGCTGAAAGGGGCCGCCATGGAAATATCCCGGTCATAATAGTGGGATTCCCGGGCAAACTTGGCCTTGCTGTCAACTGCCCCAATGACCTTATCCACCGCTTGGTCATTTACTACGCCTTCATAGCGCTGCTTACCCTTGGCCCAAGCCAGAAAACACTGTGCTAGTTTATCGTTCATTTAACACACCCGGCCTGAACGCCCATTTGTTTTTGTACCTCTTTTGGCAATCTGGAGAAGTCGCGCAAGGCCTGATTCAATCCTTTGGCGTCATTCGTAGCCACTGCGGCATCAATGCGCTGGACGATTGGATCATTGGCGTACTTGGTGCCTTGTACCGCTTGCCGGATGCTGGCCGCATTTTGTAAGCTCTCTTGCCCGACCAGTTCCCGTTTGCCGCCTTGCAATGGGGTGGCATGTGCCGGGACTTCCGGTTTTGAGCCAGTTCGCATAAAGCCAACTTCAGGCTCTCCCGCTTCCCGAATGATGCGATCCGCATAGTTGCCATTGGAATCAATGACCCTGGCCACCACTTTACCCTGATGGGTTTTAGAGGGTGGCACGTAGTCAATTTGCATGACTCGATCCAGACTCTTACTCCCGTAAGCGTTCAGGGTTCCCGGTGTCGCCAGCGATTCCGGCAAATCGGCAGACCGGCCAATTTTGGGACGGCCTACAAACTCCGTGGCTTGTGCTGCCTCAATGTCTTGAATGAGCTGCTGCAACATCGGCTCATCTTCCGGTTGGAGGACTCCTTTAGCCTTTTGCAGTAGCTTGCCTAAACTGTCCTGATCAATTGCAACCCCTGATTCCCCAGGGCGTTTTGCACCAAACTGCCTGCCAATGTCAGGCATCCCAAATTCATCAAACCCCCTGAAGATGCCTTTCAGCTCTTCTACTTTTGTCCCCGGCGCTACCTGGCTCAGGTCTACGTCGTAGACTGTTCTGGCCTGATCAGGTTCCAGCCCCCGCAAGACATTGGCAAGCGTTGGGGGCTTGACAATGCCAGCAGGTGCTGAGGTGGCAGGAGTTGAAGGAGTAGAGAGAGGTACAGTTGTTTGATCAATATTTGGGTTATTTGCGGATTCTGCAAGCGGTGATCCTTTCGGAGGCACGTACTCCCCATTGGCAATGCGCTGGATTCGCTCAATGGCCGAGCTTTGACGGAGGCCCAACTCTTCCCCAAAGGTGGGGGACATTTCAAAAAGCCTGACCATATCCGGATCGGTATCAATGGCAGCGCCAACAGCGTTTAAATCCGCTTCATTGGCCGCATTGTCAATCTGTTTAAGGTAGGCGTCCGCTTTTTTATTGGTATTTTGCAGGGCCTCAAACTCTTTAACCGCATCCCGCCCTTGCTTCAACACCATTTCGTTTTCAAGGAAGGTGTTTTTTGCCGGGCTATCGGGCAACATTTCCACCAGCCGGTCAATATTGGCCTTTTTGGTGTTCATGCTACGGGCTAAATTATCAAAACCGATTTCATTCCGCTGGAGGAAAGCGCTTAACGGCTCACCGCTCCGCATTACCGCCAATTTGTCGCCTATCTTGATGGAAAATTGCTTGCCAAGCCCTGTTTTTTCATCAATAGACAGCGGTTTAGGGTCATAGCCCATATCCCGCAAGGTATCAAAAGCCAAAAGGTTGTCTTGTGCGCCTAAATCAGCGCTCAAAGACTCTCGCAGCACTGTAGAAATTGGAATCGGATTAGAATCCACCTTGGGACGTGGCCCTAAACCGATAAAATCTGTTACTGGCTGAGGCTTTAGGGCTTCAGCAGCATCAATCCGGTGAATGGCCCACTCATTTTTCCCGACCTGAACCGGGACAATTTCATTCCGCTTTAAGCCGAACGCTTCCCCGGCCCGAATGGCGCTCTTTTTCCCATTAAAAACTTGAGCGGTTGGGCTGTTCAGGCTGGATTGATCCACAAACCCATCCGGCTTCAGTTTGAAACCCATTGGGGTGGCATTTTCTGGGGTGATGGCGGCAGGCGCATCCGGTACAATTTCACCTTGCAGAGGCTTTCCAGTAGGCACGTCAGGAGAAACCGGAGTAAACAGAGCATCCTCATATTGAAGCGCTGGATTATTCCGGTTGAGCATTATCCCACCATCCCCGGCAAGCCGGGTGGGGGTTCCTGCACCGGGAGTTGGACCCGGGTTAACGCTAAAAGTGCTTTGTCCGTCCGCTGTTGTGTAAGTTCTGCCCCCTGTAAGCAAGGGCGTTTCTCTGCCTGTGAGCAGTAACTGGGCTTGATCAATGGGGCTACTAGGAGCGATCCCACCCGTTAGCAATTTTGGGGATGCCGGAGGCGGAACGTCTACATTTACTTGAGGCGTTCTGGAAGTTTGCGGCCTTGGCCCACCCAAGAGGGCAGAAAAGACCCCCATACCACCACCGGCGGCAGTAGACTGGACGGCCTCGTTTAAATCAAAGCCTTGACCCCGGATCCCTTGGGATGCCAAGTCACCCACCAGACCCGCTCCGGCCTGAACAGGCACATCGACAGCGGCCCGCCTTAAAAAACTTGCCGCTTTGGAGCCGGGAATCAGGTTTAAAGCGCCCTCAACGGCCCCTTGACCCAAGACAGCGCCCGGATCGGTAATGGTTCCGCTTTTGTTGTATTGGGTTCTGGCTTCCAGTGATCCACCACCCAATAATCCGGCCAATGCCGCAGCAGCAGGAACCCCTAATTCAGGGGCTACCCCAGTGAGCCCCAATAATCCGGTAAGTGTTGCCGCGTTGGCAAAACCTCCACCAATTCGGCCCAAGGTAGAGCCAACCCCGCCCCCACTGGGTCGATCCAGCACGTTAAAAGAGGCTTGATCGACTAATTCAGTGCCGAAATCGGATAGGAAATTGGTTGGAGGTGGTGCGGATTGAGTGACTAAGGCAGCCGCTTTGCTCTTGGCTAGGTCACCAAGAATCTTTTGATATCTTGCGTCTGACTCAATGGCCCAAGCCCGGATCTGGTCATTAGATGGCGCTACCATTTGCCTCTACCAAAAGCCCTGTCATATTCTTGCTTGCGGCGTTCTTCAGCCTGCTGCATGGTTTGCAGTAAGCTGGTGGCCTGTTGGACCTGTTGGTTATTTGCATTTAAAGCGCCTTGATTCTGCTGGATACGTTGATCAGCAGCACCCGCTAACGCTCGTGAAACCTGTTTCTTCTGGACAGCTTCCGCAATGGTTTGAGGTTTTTTCGGTTGGGCAGGGGCTACGGTCGGTTGGGCAGGGGCTACGGTCTGCTGGTTTGCTCTTTTCATATCCTGGAAGATTGGGGCATTCGGATCAGGCTGAAGCATCCGCCCAAAAACGTTAATTCCATATCCTAAAGCATCACCAAGCGTTCTTATTTTGGGTTGCACGGGTTTCTTTTGATCGCCGCTAATGTAAAAAGGCGTTGCAGGCGGTTTAGATACGGATTTTTGAGGAGCTGGCTGGGCTGGTGCTGGTGTCCCTGTTGGTGCAGGTGGTTTATTGGCGTTTTTGTTGTTCTCAGCAATGAATTTCAGTAATTCAGTGCCTTTAACACCCGCAACGCCACCTTTTTTCGAGAACCGATCCAGATAACCTATGAATTGGTCAGGGTTTTGCTGATACTGGGCCAGCAATCCCATCTTTGTTTCAGTCGTCAAGGTTGGATCGGCGATGATTTCCTGAGTCTGTAGCTCTAAGTCCTGACGACGCAGTTCCTTCAGGTTGTTTAAGCTATCCCCAGCCGTTCTGGTGGTGATCGCATCAAGGCCCGCCTGGTTTAAAATTGGTTTCCAGCTGTTATCAATACCTTTACTTTGAGCGGTTAAACGGCTGTTGATAATCCCCAGATTCTTTTCCATAGGCATATAGGCGTTGGTAATCGCCTGCCCCTGATTGCCGAGTAAGGCATTTTGCAGGGTGGCTTGCTCTTGCTGCATTTGAACATCAGTAACAGGGGCATTGCCGAACAATTCCTGATAGGTGTTGCGGTAGGCTTTTTGACCGTTCATGGTGCTACGATCAGGTACTAAAGCATCCAGGCTATCCTGAAGCATTTGCACCCGCTGAGGAGCCGCAACCGCTTCAGCAATTCCTTGAGCTGCCGCAGGATTTCCGGCAATCAAGGCCGCTTGCTCCCCGCTCATGTTATAGCCATTATCCGGGCTTAAATTCAAAAAATTGGGGTCATTGATGCCCGGCTGAACCCGCCCGAATTGCTCCTGAAGGTTTTGAGCCTTAGCAATGGCATCAGATTTTTTCAGGCCGTCTTGGAGCATCGTATTTAAAACACTTGCGTCCATATTAGACATAGTGGCGCTTGGCAGGCCAGTCAACCCTTGCAAGGGTTCAAAAGACTCTTGCCGCTCCTGCTCTGCAAGCAATTCGGCTTTCTGCTGCTGCTCTAGCATATTTTGAAGCATCTTTTGCTGCTGCTGTTGAGCGGCTGATTGATAAATCATTTCAGCGCCTTGGCCAACACCTTCACCAATGCTATCCACTGGCCTGAAATTAAAAGCGGGGGCCTGTTGCGCCTGAAGCATCAAGCGCATTTGAGCCAGTTTACTGGTTTCGGTTGAAGCTTTTGCTTTAGCCATTTAAATCCTACCTTTTCAAAAAGCTTCCAGCGGAACTCAAGCCAGCACCTATTAGGCTTGTTCCACCTGTAAACGGAGCCGCCGCAATGGCAGCGCCAGCCTTTATGATATTTCCAATCAAAGCGCTGCGTTGCTGAGCTTGTTGCTGTTGCTGCTGAAAACGCATTTGAGCATTCTGCAAATTGGCTTGCTGAATCTGGCCAGCGTTAAACATGCCCACCTGATCCTGATTCTCCCCAGCGCCCATGAACGTCTGATTAGACATTGCCAGAGGCTCAGAACTAAACCCATAAATCTGATCCAGAATCCCTTGCTGTAATCCCAAATTCTGAGCGGCAATTCCCCGGCTGTAGTCATTAGCCCCTAACCGAGCCTGTAAATCCATCTGAGAAGCATCCTTCAGCAAACTGGCCTCAATAGCCCCAGCGATGGTGGAATTTTCCAAGCCGGTTTGAGATGCGGATTGTCGAGCATCAGCCTGCCCTTGCTTCAGAAAGCTGGCATTCTGGCCCTTTTGATACTGATAATAGGGATTGCTTTCAATCTGGGCAAATTGCTGCTCAGGGGTCAAGTTAAAAATGTTCTGGTTGTCCTCAATACCCTGCTTTGCTTTCCCCATAATGCTGCTAATCTGAGCATCCGGATTGAAGCTAGTGTTGATGGTCCGGTTATTCGCATCCCCGCTAATGGTCGTTGAACCCGTCCCAAAGCCGGGAAGGGCTACATTGGAAGTCTGCACCCCTCCAAAAATGGAAGAGGCTTTGGCAGGCTTCACCGTTGGCGCTTTCTTTGGCTTACTCATTAGACCTTTACAACTCCTAGATACTTATTGCGTTCCAGCTTCCAGATGGTTTTCCCATCCTCCACATTCGGAACCTGTTCAAACCCGAACCGGCGAACCCAAATCCGGGCCAGCCTTGCCTGTTTAGACAGCTTGGCCACAATCTTCTGCTTCCCGGCATCCACAAAGACACCGCTCAGAATCTTCTGAAAGATATGATCCATAACCGCTTTGGCCGCTTCTTTGCCCAACAGAATCCGCAAGTCCTGCCGGTAGCAACCATGAATCTCAACCGACTTCTTACTGTTCCCCTGCACCGGATACAAAATAAAATACCCAATGGGCATCTTCCCGGAATAAACCAGGGTCAGAAACCCGGCACACTCCTGAATCAATTCCTTGGCGGTAAAGTTCACATCCTTGGGAAGAAAAGCCATTAGAAACCGAACAGTCTCATAATGGCCCATCAACTCTTCCGGGCTTTCCGGGGTGATATAGGTCAATTGCATAATCGGTAATAAAACCCCGTTTTCCCTTGCCCTATTTCAATAAACCCGTCATCCAGCAACCCATTCAGGGCATCCATCACCACACCCGGCGAACAATCAATAAACTGCCCTATTTCTTTTGCCAGACTGTAGTTTGACTTCAGAAACACATATAGCCGTCCGTTCCAGCACTTCGACAACCTCACCAGCACCGCCCGCACCCTCTGCTTGACTGCCGGAGTGTGGCCCAGCACCAGCGGAACCACGTTGCTTCTTAACTGGACTACTTTGCTCTTTTTCATATCCAATCGTTACCAAGGCTCTCGATATCCGGTAAACCCCACGGCTCACCATCACCAGAACCCCTTTATCCCGTAAGCCTTTCATCGCTCTGGAGGTATGCGTTTTCTGAAGTCCCAGCTCTTTGGCAATCTGAGCCTGGGATACCGTCATCACTTCCTGATAAGCACTCCGTCGGAAACGACGACCAAAAGCGCCCAAAATCCTTAACTCATTCGTAGTCAAAACACCTTCAGCCAACAAATCCCAGAACCAGTGCTTTAACTTCACCCACTCTGGGTTTTGCTTCCTACTTGACATTTTAAAAACTCTTGTTCTTTTGAGTCAAAGTTACCAATAACGGTAACTAAACATACCAACAGTGGTAACTTTCAATCCTGAAAACCAGCCTATAGCTTAAAAAAAATCTCGTTCCTTCTTATATCTTATATACCCACTAGCCTTACAACGCTGAAACACAAGCGCCTCCAAGCTTTCCAGCTCTGCAATGATGGCATCATCATCCATCGAGCATTCAGGGTTTATCTTGACTAACAGAATCATTAAGGGGCCTTTTTTGTAATTTTGCGCCCAGCAGAGAGGGCCTTTTTTATTGTGCAGCGCCACGGAGGGGACTGGTAACGTCCCCCCAACCAAATCCAAAAGGGGGAAATGGGGGTCTGGCCGCATCAGCCCGAGAGAATAAGGGCATCGAACGCCTGAAAATCAGTAGGCACAACGTCCGATAACACGCATTATGTCCCAAAGCCTTTATTAGTGAGTGGTATTCGTTTCTTGTGCCAGCAATTCCAGCAGCTCATCCTGAGTCTTAGAGCGCAGGTCTGCTGGATCATAGTTATAGTTGACGTTTTCGGTTTTTACTTCCTGCTTATCTGCGTAGCCATGCAGGTTTTTGAGTAGGAAAATCGCCATAACCGGATTTACCTTTTGTTTAAGCGCCATCCGGTTAATTCTAAACTCTTGAATCCGCTTCAGGCCTTTTATTGTTTCTGAAAACTTAGGGAATTTACTAGACAATTCACTAATCACTTGATTGTTAATTTTCGCTTTTGCCAGATACTCCTGAAAGAATATATTTTCGTCCTCATCCGCCATCATCCAGTTTTCCAGGTCAGCGGCAAGGCGCATCGCCCGTTCTTCAGTCCATTCAACCGGACGTCCACCCGGATGCTTTGGTTTGTCAGAGTTTGCGGGCTGCTCAGTTTTTGGCTTGCTCGGTTTTTTCGGCATCACCGTAAATCCTCAAAATGCTTGCGAGACAAAAGAAGATGCCCGGTTTTAACGCCGGGCAGCTTAGACACTCGATCCTGATCACTCTGTTTTAAAGCTTATTACCCTTATACCACCGGTGCGCCTGGGTCAGTTTAAGTAAGTAAGGCCCAACCACATCAGCGGGCCGGGATGCTTGCTGGCTGTACTCGCTCATAAGCTGCGCCTCTGGCTTGGCTTGCTCTGTGGCAATACGCCGGAGCCAGTGCGGGTATTCAGACTTTGGTATGGTCAGCCAGTCTGTAAACTTGTCGGGTTCGTGGTATTCCCCCCGCCACTCCATCAGCTCTTTACCGCAAACTTTGCACTTGAGGCAGTGGCGCACATGCTGGAAACTGTAGGCAGGCTTGCTGGAGGCGATGCGATGGCTAGAGGCTTTGGTTGTTGTGCCGCAATGCCAATATTTAGCCAATGCTTGCGCCTCCTGTCGGCCTTGCTCTCTGCCCCCTTCGATGAGGCCGGAACTTACGAGTTATCCCTCTTGCAAGCCGTTTGTTTAATCTGCCTTACTCCTCAATTGTACAGGTGGGTAACTCGCTTGTAAATATATAGTGAGTCACTTTCTGGCCCTTGGTTACAAAAGCTTTGTTAGGCTCGTTTTGTACCTACCCTTAGTGTCCTGCTACGTCGGACAAGATCCGATAATGGGTAAATAT